GGCAAGGTGGCGTTGCTCACTGAGCCGAGAGACTTCGGCCACTTGAAACCGACATGGAAGGAGGAAAAGAAATGACCTGCCCGCCCTGCACTAACTCTTGCAACCAAGGGCGATCCTGCCCGAACCGCCGCCAGCGCAGGCTTGGCGATCTATGGGCTGCGATCCTGCGGCTGATGAAAGGAGAGACAAAATGAACAAAAACGACCTCATAGCAGTGGCCCTCGTCATATCCCCTATCATTTTGGTCCTGCTCCTCATTTCCGCGATTGCCGAGAATGAGACCAAGCGGATCGTTACCTGTATCGAGGCGGGGATGGAGTGGAGCGACGGCGACTGCATGAAAGGAGAGACGAAATGACCCGCCTCGCCCTTCTCCTTCTCCCCGCCTGCGACAAGGTTGAGCACCTCGGCGCGGGCTTCATTATCGGCGGCGCCGTCACATAGGCCACAGTAAGCCGCCCCCGGGGATAACCCCGAGGGCCTTCATCATCAGCCGATCAGCTTCGCGAGCGTCTTCGGGCCGACGACCCCGTCCGGCGTCAGACCGTTCGCAGCCTGCCACGCCTTCACCGCGCGCTCGGTGCCGGGACCGAAGTCGCCGTCCGCTGCGATCCCGAGCGCCTTCTGCACGCGCTGCACGTCCTCGCCCTTCGAGCCGACGCGCAGAGAGCCCCCAGAGCTCGCCGCAGCCGCAGGAGCAGCCGCGACCGGCGCGGATCCGGTCAAGACCGCCATTGCCTTCGCATAGCGCGCTTGCCGGTCTGCGAGCCCGATGTCTCCCCCGTTGATGATCTTCGTCAGCTTCACCACGTCGCCGGTGTCGGCGACCGCGTTGAGGTTCCTCGAGCCCCAGAACCAGAGCGCGCTCTCGAGCGCCCCCTTCTTGGTGAGGAGATACTCCGCAGCCTCCTCGGCGGTGAGCCCCACGGTCTTGCCGAAAGCAGTGTGGTTCGCTCGGCCGGTGACCTGCTTGAGCCCCTTGCCTCGGAACCGCCACCCGTCGCCCGGCTGCGTGTTTCCGAGCGCGCCCGAGGCGCTGCGGAACTCGTCCATGTAGACATAGTTCGCGATCTTCTCGGGGTTCCGAGCATACTCTGCCGCGCTCCGCTTGCCCGGCCCGAAATAGCGCGGGAAGACGCGCAGGAGGGTCTCCTCCTTGTAGTTCAGGTTCTCCTCGAGGAGCTTAAAGTCCGCGCTCTCGTGCGCGCACTGGGCCACGAACCCGGCGATCCGCTTCGGGGTCGTGATCTCATACTTCGGGAGCATCTCGTTGAGGGCGGTGCACCAATCGGCGACATCTTTGTTCGTCGGGATCATCGCGCCCAGTTGGGCCTCGGTGAGCAGCATCATTTCTTTAAGACCTTCCCGATCTTGCCGAGAAAACCCGGGCGCGGACCGACGACCGCCGTCTTGAGCGCGTCCTCGACCTGATCCGGGAGATCCACCTTATCGAGGACGGCGTCGATCGCCTTCTCTTTCACCTTGCGTCCGACGAGCGCGCCGACCAGCTTGAGCCCGATCATTCTGCAATCCCCCAGTCTTCGGCCAAGACGTCCGTCTGGCTGGCCAGCCACGGTACCAGATCGTCCTGTGCGGTCTTCATGTAGACGTAGGGCAAAGTCATCTTGCTGCCTGCGTCAGGAACTTGCAGCTCCAGCCACATACCCTTGCCGTTCCATCCAGTGCGCGATACGCGCTTGCCCTGCTTGAGGGCAACGATTGCGTCTCCAAAATCCATCATTCTGTTAACTCCTGTCTTGGCGGCTCGTCATCGTTGCCGCCTTTGCTTCGGTTATTGCCTGCCGCCATGACGCCGCCCAGCGCGCCGACGATGAACGAGGCGATCGGGGTGAGGAGCTCGAAGAACTTGCGGTCGTTCTCTGAGCTCTCGCCGAGCGGCTGCGTCACGAAGACCAGCGAATAGAGGATCACGAAGATCGTGCCCCCGAGGATCACGGTGAGCGCGATCCCGATGAAAAAGCGCAGGCGCGCCTCGTAAAGGTCAGCGTCGATCTTATTGCGTGACATAGTTCTTGCCTCCTGTGAGATCGGACGGGCATGTCCGGGTCGCCGAGCAGATCGGCGGTTTACATTGTGGGGTTTCCCAGTTCGCCGGATCTTGGCACGGGTAGCGGTAGAACCCGTCCCCGGAGAGGTAGAAGACCACGGCGATCGCGCCGATGAAGACCAGCCAGATCAGTTTCTCGATCATCGCATTGGGTTCCTTACTAGATCGTCCATCGCCTTCCAGAGATCCTCGATCTCTGCGTCGTATTTCTCGAGCTTGCTCGCGAGCCCGCTCGTGACCGCGTCCGACTTCTCGACCATCGAGCGCAGCTCGAGGAGCTCTTTCTGCTGCTCGAGGAGCGTCGACATCTGCGTGCTGATCGCGGAGAGCTTCGGCGCGAGCCCGCGCACGTCGTTGTCCTGTATCGCCTGCTCGAGGGTCTGGACGCGGCTCTCGACGCCCAGCACGCCCTCCACGCTCTCCTCGACGGCCCAGAACCGGTTGACCGTGTCATAACCGACATACACCGCGCCGCTGATCCCCGAGAGCGCGGGAAGGGCTGCGGCGAGCCACCAGCCCTTGACGTCGATCCCTGCTATCCGCAGGCCGTTGGCTTCGGGCTCCTCGGTCAAGATCCGTAGCCTGCGGCGTAGACCTCCTCGAGGGTCACGACGTTCGCGCCGAGCAGCCCTTGCAGCCCGAGCCCGAAGCCGTTGCCCGCCGAGATGTTCATGATGTCGGCCGTCGCGCTGTAGGCCACCGTCGCGCCGTAAAGGCTCGTCCCGCTGGTCGAGGCGTAGGCGTCGACCGTGCCGGTCATGGTGCTGTTCCGCGACGCGGCAAGGAACGCGCCCGCATCCCGGGCATAGGTCTGCACCGCCTCGAGCGCGCTGTTATAGTTCGAGACGTCGGCGGCGCTGATCGTCATGTCGGTGCTCTCGAGGACCGCTTGCATGGCGAGCTGTTCCGGGACGGTGTCGGCCTGCGCGGCCATGTTGGCGATCGCTTGGACCTCCATCAGAACGGCCGTCGCTGCCACGAGATCGTCGACGGCGACGTCGAGGTTCGCCATCGCGACGTCGTGCTGGTCCTCGAAGAGCATCTGCGAGTTGTAGTAGGTCGCGTCGATCACCGCTTGCAGGTCGCCGTTATAGTCGGAGACCATCTGCTGAGAGATCGCGGCGTCCTGCATGACGCCGACCGCGAGGATGTCGCCCTGCCCGGCGCTGTAGACCGCGCCGACGGCGAGATACTGCGAGGCGGCGAGCTGGTCAAGGATTGCCTGCGCTGATCCCTGAAGGTTCTGGATCGTCGGCTCCGCGTGAACGACGGAAGCGTTCAGACATAGAAGGACCGCTATTCTCTTTAGGTAGGACATCTGCGAGCTCCTCGCCCATCATCAGGAAAGCGTCCCAGAAGACCGGGTCGCCCGCATACCCTACCACATAAATCGAGGGCTGGGAACGCATCGCCATGTAGGCGTCGCGCCCGGTGAGGAGCTTGCCCGTCTCGATCGAGTAGATCGGGCACGGCGTGCTTGCGAGCGCCATCGCTTTGAAGACCGCCGCGCTGTCGCACATGACCGAGATCCCGGAGACCTGTAGGCCGAGCCCGCCGGTCTCCTGCGGCGTCCCGAGGAGGCGCGCGTCCTTGCGCCGGTTACATTCCGGATCTTGCTCCATGCGGCCCTCGGCGCGCCCGAAGATCGAGATCTGGAACGCCTGTTGCACCGGGATCAAGCAGCTATCGTTACCGCCCCCGCCCATGACCGTCGGAGCTGCGGCCGTCGGGACCGGCGTCGAGAAGGGCGCGCTCCCGGATCCGTTATAGTTCGTCGTCTCGGTCGTCGAGACGTTGCCGCTGTCGATCGTCGAGTTCGTGTTGCCGCTGTTGGTGTTGAGGTCGCCGGTGACCTGAGCCCCGGCGCTCGTCGCCATCAGTAGACCGAGCAGAGCGCCCCCATGACGTCGCGCGTATCTCCGGAGCAGAGCAGCGCGTTCGCTGCGTCTGGCATCGACATGTAGTAGAGCGTCTCCGCGTTCTGCCGGATCTCGCATTGCGCGTCCCCCTTCGGGCAAGCGGTGGTGTAGGCCACCGAGGAGACGGTGACGGGTCCGCAGCCCGCGATCAAGAGCACAAGCGCGAACCTCATTTGAGCATCCCTTGCAGGATCCGGTCGATCTTCTGATCGAGGCTCTCGATCCGGGCCAGCACGCGCCCGATGTCGGCGTGCAGCTCCGCCTTGGTGACATAGTCTCGCGCCGCCTCCTCGCGCGTCTTGTTGAGGAGGATCGAGATGCGTTGCAGCTCGTCGGCGTAGCCCTTCAAGACCCAGCTAACCGCGCCGATCGCGCCAGAGAGCACCGCCACAATCGACCACGCCTGCCACTTGACCGGGTATTCGCCTGTGATCAGCCACGCGATCAGACTGACGGCCAGCGCCGCCATGACGCCCATGCTGGCATGGCTGATCTGATTGGTGGCCCATGCGTACCAATCCTCGGCAAAGTCGTCCTGCGCGAAGTTGCGGCGCAGCCATGTCGCCACTCTGATCACGGCTCGACCATCCCCGCCGCATAAGCCGCCTTCGCTTCGTCGGTGAACGCCGCCGCCGCGATAGCCTGCACCGATGCATCCTCGCCCGTCAGGTCCGCGTCCGGGGTTAGAACGTGCCTGTGAAACGTCCGCGCGATTTCCGCGCCATCCTCGGCCAGCACAGTCGTGCGCCGAACATGCACAAACGGATAACCCGCGCCCGTGGCCACCACCTCGATCTTGTCGATGCTTTCGGTTTTCGTGATCATGCCTTACCCCTTTACGCCGCGATGTAGCAGCCGGACAGTCGAATGTCCGCTGCGCCCGAAACAAGCGCCGCCACGGTCAAGTTGGCGCTGCCCGTTGTCAGACCCTCCCGAATGGTCATGTATGTCCCGTTTCCGGGCGCGGCGCCAAAGACAACCCCAGTCGTGCTGTTGGTACTCGTGAAAGCGCCGCCAAAATAGGTCAGCGCGTTCGCTGTGTTCTTTGACGTGAACGGCAGACCTCGAATATGGATGGTGTTTCCCGCCGTCATGCCGGTCGTGCCGATATCCACAAGCTGAACATCAATAAAAACAAGATTGCCGATCTTGGTATACTGGCCAGCGGCTGTCGACGCTGTTGCCACATTCCCGCCCGATACTGCATCGGCCACAACCGGCGTAAATGTGCCTTCCTCGTAATCGTCCAGCGCGTTCGCGGCGGCTGTATCACCGCCAAACTGGATGCCCCCGCTGCCTGACGCCAGCCGCAGATATCCGGTGGACGTCAACCGCGCCCTTTCTGCCGCCGCCGACCCGCCGGCCATCGACTTGATCACGACATCGAAGTCCTCGGAGGTCGCCGTCACGTCGGTCGTGACCGCCTCGATCCGCGCGCCGATCTCGAAGTTGCTCGCGCTCGTCTCGACCGCGAAGAGAAGACCCGCGCCGATCCCTGCTGCCGGGGTTCCGGAGCTGCGAGCCTCGATCCGCGCGACGTCGATCACGGTGTTCGTCGCAGCCGTCTCGGTGATCGCGTGCGTCACCCCGGTCCCCTTCGGCGCGATCGCGATGTTGATGTTCGTGTCGTTGCCGACTGCGGAGATGATCGGCGCGACGGTTGTGGCGGAGTTGGTGATGTTGATCTGGTTCACCGCGCTCGCGGTCGTCGTGAACGAGATCAGCTCGTTGTTGTTGCTGTCCGCGATCACCGGCGAGGCGATGTTGAACTGGATCCCGGTTGCGCGGGTCGTGAAGATGTCGGTGCTCGCGATCAGGTGCCGGATCTGCCCGCTAGTCGTCGAGGTGATGTAGCTCGTCTCGGCCGGGTCGACCGCGACCCGCGCGACGTTGTTCGTCGCGTCGAGGATCGCAATGTTGATCCACTGCGCGCCGTCATACATCTTGAGCTCGTAGTTCGCCGACGTCGTGTCGACCCAGAGCATCCCGGCCACGAGATAGCTCGGCGCGCTCGATCCAGCGTGCGTCGAGTGCAACGCGTCCCGCCAAGAATTCAGGTCCGACGCCAGCGCCGTCCCGCTCTTGGTGGCCGGGTTGATCGTTCCGAAGTCATATTGCGACATTAGGTAGCCCTCTCTCTGCCGTAGCCGATTGCCTGATAGTCAAAAGACCGACTGACCGCAGCGCCTGCGCTGCTGCGGAAAATAACATCAAATCCAGTGCGCGTCTTGCTGGAAATTGAGTAATAGTCCCCGGTATTCATGTCCTGCGCCGCAATCGTGACCGAACGCAGTTCTTTGAACGAAGGCGAAAATACCACCGCGTATGTGCCCGCGCCCGAGACAAGATCGTTTCCATAGTCCACCCGATCCGGCATGTCGATGTTGACAGTCAGGCCGCTGATGGTGGGCGAAATCGTGCTATACAGCGTCGACAGCACGGCGCGGAACTTGAGATGCCGCGCCGTGTAATCCCCGACCACGAAGCGCCGCCATCCCTCATAGACCGGCGTCGGATTGTCCACGATGGAATAGTTGACTTGGATTTCCACCGATACCTCATCGCCGGTATCATCGCCGGCCAGCGTCGCCACGCCGCTCAACCTGCGCCAGCCGCGCATGGTCGATAGCCCGCCCAAGGTCGACACGACAGCATCCACAGTCACGCGCGAGGTGTAGACCTCGCTGAGATCGGTCTCGCCGAACTCGTAATAGCCAATTTCCGCAAAGCCGGTTGCCGGCGTCACGCCGATCACCAGCGCGCTCGCGAGCGGCGTCCAATCTGCCATGAAGTTCTGACTGCCGAGCTGGATTGCTGCCCCGGCGCGGTCGATGTCCGTCTTTGTGCCGGTCCAGAGCGGCTCCTCGGTAATCGTGGCGACCACATTCAGCGCGGCAGGATCTTCAAGCGATGCATTGACGAATGTCGCGTTGATGGACCTGTTGCCAAGCACGTCCACCGCCTTGATCGCATATGACCCTGACCGGCTCGGCACCGTAAACGAGCGCGCATCCCTCGGAATGGCCGTCGATAGCACGGTCATTGTCGACCACGACGTGTTGTTCTGCGCCGATGAATAGCGCATTTCGTACCCGATCACGTCGACCGGGATCGATGGATAGGTCCATTCGACATAGGTATGATCACCAATCGTGTTGAGCGAAAACGTGTCGACCTGCGCGGGCGGGTCAATCGCCCCTTCCACCTGATGGTTAGACACCTCTGCAAAGGCGCTCGTCGTGGCCTCGTCCGGGCCGATAGCGCGCACGCCGAGATCATAGCTCAGCCCGCTCTCGACCGGGAATATCTGTACGAATTGGCTGTCGACCGGCGCATAAGGCATATAGGTGAACGGGTCCGACGATCCCGACCGCCGAAACCGCGCCTGATAGAATGCCGTCCTTGTCACCGTGCCATCCGATGTGCTGGCCGTCTTGCCCGGCTGCACATATAAAAAGATCGACGGCACGACCGCGCCGCTCGACGTGACCTGAAGCGCGGCTTCATCCGACACGATCTGCGAGATGGTCGGTATTGGCGGCCCGATGAAGGATGCCGATACCGGCGCCGAAAGCGCGGTCGTGTAGGATGGGATCGTCGTCGCGGAACTGTACACGGCCGGCGAATATGGCACGCATGTCACGCGCGCCGCCAGATCGTCCAGATACTCAATCGCCGCGACAAGCACCTCAAGGCTTTCCACGTTTTGCTCGCCGAACTGATAGAGATCCCCGACGTTGACGCCGGTCCCGCCGCTCGTCACGACGACGGTGTCGCTCGTGACGGTCGTCGAGGATGCGGCAACCGTGAGCGCGAGCGTCGCGCCGGTCGTCGTCTCCCGGACACGCAGGGTGTAAACCTTGCCCGCCTCGCGCGTCACCGGCTCGTCGAGGACGATCGTGTTCGTCGCGCGAGAGACGACGCGCCCGGACA